CATTGTTTGCAACCAAAGGACTCAAAGCATTGATGGCATCGTTCAAAGAAGATTGCTGAACATCGGTAATCAATGGAAGCCCAAGTTCTTTCCGTGCTTCTTCGTTTGTAATTACACCAGCGGTGAATAATGACTGATAATCCAATCCGATTGGTGGCTTGTTGATGGTCTCCAATCTTACCTGTGCGATAGGTTCAAGCAAGTACGAGAACACATCATCAATCTTTTGTTGGCGTGGTTCAATGTAGGCGTGATGAAACATCTCATATGCTTCAATCAATTCCGTTCTGCCACCCAACTGACCTTCTACACGCACCCCAAACAACATTGGAGAGTTGACCTTGTGTGCAACAAATATCTCTTGTTGTACGGTCTTATTTAACAAGTCAAATTGCTTGTCAAAATCCGATGGTTGAAGGTTTGAAATGATTGATTCCTTCTCGGTCGGATCGTTGTATTGGATAATTAAACCACCGGCATTGTCCGTGCCTTGATAGTTCTCCTTGAATCGTCTTGCAGTTGCACGAGCTTCTTCAGGTGTTGGGATTCCCTTAAACAACTGGATGTGAGTTTGTGCCGTGAATCCGTTCTTGATGCTATTCAAGTAGTAATTGGAAATCTCGGTGTCAACCTCAATATATTTCAACGCACCTACATAATCGGGAAGCGGATAAGTGCCTTCTCCGGGACGATAGAATTGGCAATAGTACAATTGCTTTGATTCTCTCGTGATGGGGTTGTAGGGTTGATAAGATATGCGTGGTGCTTTTGCATCAGTCCAATCTTCACAATAGATGTATTCACCATCCAACCCTTTGCGAACATCCTTGAATGGGATGTGATAGTATTCGCTTGGTGCGGTCTTGGCTTTGTTCCAAATAACCTCTACACAAAACCCATTGAACAACTCCGCATCGTATGAAATCTTTGCTTTGAGTTCCTCATAGGTCTCATAGGCGTTGATGTTCTTTAGTTTGGCTTCGGCTTTGGCGATGTCGGTGGTGTTTTGTCCGTAAACATCAGTACCAATACCAGCAATATAAGAAGCTTTTGCAGAAACGATGGCATTGTGCTTGGGTGATTTGTTAAATAACTCTACGAGAAAATCGGGATAGAGATTGTCTGCTCCGAAAGTCACGAACCCCTTTGCCTTGTTCTCCTTGAACACAGGCAGTTTGTTGTCGTGAAAGTTAATCCTTTGGAATATCATCGTACCTAAATAGCAACTTAAAGTGATTGCAACATAGATACCAAATCAGGGTGCGGATAGACATCAATTTTGTCTGCACGAACCGAGTTGTGGGTGAACACTCCATTCTTTCCGCTCAAAGCTCTTTTGGTAACTTGCCAAATATCCTCGTGATATGTCAAGTCAATGCCGTACTTCTCACGCCACAATAACAACAACTCTTTGGTTGATGCGATTTGCTCCTTCGTGTAGTTCTCAAAATAGGTAAATCCTTTGTATGGCTTGTCAAGTTTGCAAACATCTTTGACCTCCTTGCCAACATAGTTTAAGAACTTGCCGTTCTTCTCTACCAAATAACCCCAATTGCAAATCTCAATGCCGATGGATGTCTTGTCAAGTTTGATGAATGGTAACCCTTTGAAGTGTGCAGATTTCAAACCCAAGTGGAACGCCCAATGTTTAGATGAGAACCCTTGCACGATTTCACCTGACCGACTTATCGCAATACAGGTTGCGATGTTTACTGCATCGGCATCCCAAAACTTGAAGGTTGCCACTCCGTCACCACCACCAGCGGTGTGATGCAAATAGATTTGTGATTTCGGTGACTCTTCTTTGTAGTAACCGTTGAATTTAACTTGTTTCATCCGTGAAGAAGTTTGTGATAAACTTGCCGAGTCCACCACATATGCCAATGATAAGCATCAACTTTGGATGGTCAATGTTTAACCCGGCAACAAACAACGATCCCGCAGCGATGGAATCTCCAAGCACACGGAATCTTTTTGGTGTTGGTTCAAAGTAGGATTTGAAACTTATCCTTGTCCTCTTTTGGGTTTCCACGATTTGTGCTTGTTCTTGTGCTTGGTGTGTCTTCCGAGCTTGTTCTTTGGCTTTGCCCTGAACGATGACTCAACCTTAACCTTTGCCATCTATGCGTTTGATTTTTTTATGGTAATATACCACCGCCAACACGCCCGATATAATACCAAGAATCCCCACACAAAAAGTGACAATTGGCTGATAAGTTTGAGTAAAAGTAACAACGGCAGACGATGTTGAAATCGCAGTTGCAATCGCTGCCGTTGTATCATTATTCAGGTGCTTCATCGGCAACAGGTTTTAAGGCGTTCTCATACGCATTAATTAAAACTTTCACCTCATCAAGTTGCATCAACAACCCCGCTTCTTGTTGTTTGAGTTGTTCTAATCGTTGTTGCAAATGTTCCATTATGCTTGTGGTGTTTCAGTTGCAACTTCTTCAGTAGCGACTTCTTCTTCAACGGGAACGGGGCAAATTGTCCAAGTGTAAGTTGCGATGTTTGCATAGTAAGTGTCAACGCCTAATACCTCATCGGCACTTGGGTCGTTTACTGCTAATACACCACGCCAAAAACTTGATGCGATTACAACGCCATCTTTTACTACATCAGTAGTTTTACGAACTTCAATCGAGCCATTAGCGTTTACATTGAAACTGCTAATGTAAATTATTTCTTCTATCATGATTTTATTTTTTTAAGGTTATACGAAGTAGGTGAGGTTGACCATAAGTCTACTATTATTTGCAAAGTCAGCATCTGTTAACGAACTTTCTGTGCCTAATGAAGTGATTTCTCTCATATCTATAGTCGTTTCATTTACATTTCCGTAGCCTTGAAACTGATTGGTGAAAGTTATATCTGCCAACCAAAAAGTTGAGGCGCAATAATTGCCTGTTGTGTTTGCAATAGTAAAAGGCAATCCCGTAATTTTTACATTACCCGTAGAACTTCCTTTGCTTGTTAAAGCCAAATAACCATTCACAGTTACTTGACGACCTATCTTGGTATAAGTTCCCGTGTTAATTGAATAAGTTACCCCCGTACTTGCACCACCAAAACTCACCCCCATCGTCCAAGTCCCCTCCTCATAATCATCCAAAGCGTTTGCGGCTGCGGTGTCGCCGTTGAAGGTTAGTCCGTTTTCGGTTACTCTGATGCGTTCTGTGCCATTGATTTTAACCAATACATCATTTGCAGTTCCACCAATAAATGAACTAAAAGTTGTATTTGCAGGATTGAAGAATATACCTGCTAAATTACTTGCATTTGTACTTGTTAAAACGACTTGTTCAGAATCAGCAGATTGCACAACTAATTTCCGAGAAGCCGTAGTCGTTCCTATACCTACATTTCCTGCGGAGGTGATCCGCATACGCTCGGCAGAAGAACTTCCAAGAATCATATCACCACTTCTTGAAGCAATCATAAAATTAGAAGCAGAACCCGTGCCCGTTATTCCTAATGCAGAACCAACATCCCCAATAGATGTACCCGAGTTACGCCATATAGCATAAGCACCGTTTGCATTTGTTGATTCAAAGTAAGCTAAAGCGGCTGCTGAACTATAAAGATGTAAGGTCAAATCAGGAGTAGCAGTACCAATACCTAATGCAGTTGTAGACAAAGCAAGAATTGAATCATTGCCTAATCCATCAGATAGGTATTTTGCCGTTGCACTTAGCGGTCCATTATCGCCTACCTTAATCAAGGCATCGTAAGTTGTTGCGGGCGTTAAGCCAGTTAAAGAAGTTCCCATATTTATAAGTTCCAAAATTCGTTAATAGTTTCCCACTTCTCGGTGATAAGTTGCCATTGACGAGTGCCAACTGCAAACCCATATTGAGAGCGATTAATTCCAACGCCTAATCCTATGCCTTGTCTCATATTAATATCCGATTACCGAACCAGCAGAGATGACAAAGCCCGTGATTTTTGAAGAACCACCAGCGGGAAGATATGCACCTTGTACAAAAGTGATTGATGTCATTCCACGACTTAAGAGTACATTCACTCCGTCAACGCTGAATGATGTGAACACGGTGTTCTCTTGAACAACAAGAGCGGAATATCCGACTCCTGTCACCGTTGATGCGGAATGATACTTGAAGCCATCGCCACCAGCGAT